CGGCGCGCTCGGGCCCGAGCCCTGCGACCCGGCGAAGCCGAAGGGATGCGACGGCTCGACGTGGCGGCGCGCGCTCATCGGCAAGGGCAACGTCAACTTCATCCGGCCGGAGAAGTGCTCGTACGTCAACTTCGCGAGCCCGGACGTGCAAGTCACGCCGTACTCGGCGCTCAAGGTGCATCGGCGCACGTCGCTCCTCGAATCGCGGCCGGAGCACGTGTTCGGCGACCTCCGGCCGCTCTATGGCGACGACCTCGTGGACATGATCGAGGGGCTCTACGCGGCGCGCGCGCTCGGGCGGTTCCTCCACGGCGAGACTCCGGCCGAGGCCGCGCAACGAGCGCAGGCCGAGCGGATGCAGCGCGTGGCGGCTCGCACCGGCAACCCGACGTACCGGCACCGTGTGAACCCGTCCGCTCGGTTCGGAGGGCAGGGCGCTCGATGAGCGGCGTGGCTATCGTTCGAGACGTGGGCGCGGCGGACATGACGTTCGAGGAGTTCGAGGTCGCGAAGCGCAACCCGGCGAAGAAGTCGGGGTACGACTTGATAGGCCGCAGCGTTCAACCCTCTCGTCCGAACGCCAACGAGTTCTTCGCCTATTTCAGTCACGGAGAGGCGGTACCGTTTGGGCCGAGACGCGCAACCGCGATCGAGGCTCTCCGCGATCGGTACGACTACGAGCGCGGCGTCGCAGTCCTCGGTACCGCGATCACCGGCCGCAAGAAGCCGCTCGACCTCGACGCGTACCTCGGGCGACTCATGGACGACTACGGCAAGCGCGGGCCGACCGAGCCGATTCACGTGCCCGCTCACACGAAGCACCCGAAGCAGCAGCGCGTGATCGACGCATCGAAGGTGCGGCTCCGGCCGGGCGACGAGTTCAAGCACGGCGACGTGCGCGAGGCCGAAGTCCTCATGTTCTTCGCGCAGCATCTCGCGGCCGAGCACCGGGGCGTCGTCCTCAAGAAGAACCGGCTCGTGATCCCGTCGGATATCGGCGAGGCGTTCGAGGAGTTGTTCGACTACTACGGCGTGCCGTACAAGTCGAGGAACTCGTCGCTCGCGTCGGTCGCGTAGAACTTCCGGGCCCGTAGAGGGGTGGATAGGTAGATGGCAGGGCTCTCCACCGGCACTCGCAACTCGATCCTCGACGCGATCGGCAACGCCACGGCGTTCTCGTACTCGGCCGTCTGGATTCAGTTGCACACGGCCGACCCCGGCTCGGCGGGCACCACGGCCGTCGCGTCGAACAACACGCGCAAGTCCGTCTCGTTCGGCGCGGCTTCGGCGGGCTCCATGACGACCGACGCGGACATTCTTTGGTCGTCCGTCGGCGCGGCCGAGACGTACTCGCACATCTCCTTGTGGGACGCGTCCTCGGCCGGGACGTTCATCGGCTCGGCGGCGCTCACGGCGTCCAAGACGGTCGCGATCGGCGACAACTTCCGCATCCCGACCGGCTCGCTCACGATCACCGACTAGCAGGACGCCGACCGGCCGAGGCCGGATAGGTAGACATGGCAATCGGAGTCCCTGTAGCGGGCACGGTCAAGAAGGTCACGACGGGCAACGCGACGAGCATAGTCGTCCCGGCGGGCTCGACTGGCGACCTCCTTGAGTTGTGGTGCTTCGCAGCCGACAATGCAACGGGCTCGCCGTCAACGGCGGGGTGGACTCTCAAAAACCGATGGCGCAACGGTGTCAACTGCCAAGTCGAGTTGTGGTGGAAGTACCGAGGAGCGTCGGAGTCGGCACCGACCCTTACGCGCACGGGCACGAAGGTCGCGGCCGAGGCCGTTATCGTGAACATTCCCGGCGTCCCGGCGGGGCTAACAGACCCCTACCGCGACGCGCAGGCCGACTCGGGAAGTGCGGGCGCGGGCTCGAATTGGACGGAGACGGTCGCGGTGCTCACCGGCGTCGTGGCCGGAGACGCGTGTTTCGCGATGCCGATGTTCGCCGCAGCGGACACAAGTGGCGCGGCCACGCTCGGGCTCGTCTCGGGGTTCACTCAGAAGTTGGCGACGCAGGCGCAAACCGGCGGCGCGCGCGAGGTCGCGTTCCGTTATGACTACAACCTCTCCGGCGACGGAACTCAGAAGTCAAGCAGCGTTTCGTGGGGTGGCGGGGCCGCGACGTGGCTCGGCGTCCAGACTGCAATTATCGGCAGCGTCGGCGGGGGTACGATCGACGGAGCGGCGACGCTCGCGGCCGGGACACCCGCGATCACGGCGGCAGGCGTACGCGAGAAGGTCGGCGCAGGCACGCTCGCGGCCGGGACTCCCGCGATCACGACCTCGGGCGTCATCGAGAAGGTCGGCGCGGGCACGCTCGCCATTGGCACTCCGGCGATCACGGCCGCAGGCACGATCGAGAAGGTCGGCGCGGCCATCCTCGCGGCCGGGACTCCGGCGATCACGGTGTCGGGCGTCCGCGAGAAGGTCGGAGCGGCCACGCTCGCGGCGACGACCCCGGCGATAGCAGTCTCGGGCGAGCGCACGGCCAACGCAGCGGCCACCTTCGCGGCCGGTACCCCGGCGATCGCGGCGAGCGGCGTCATCGAGAAGGTGTCCTCGGCGACGCTCGCGTTCGCTCCGGCGCTCGCGGCGGCAGGCACGAGGGAAGCAGTCGGAGGCTCGACGCTCGCGCTCTCGACGGCTCTCACGGCGTCGGGCGAGCGGACGGCAACCGGCGCGGCGACGATCGCGAACCCGCTCGTGGTCGCGGCCGACGGCGAACGGACGGCGATCGCAGCGGCCACCATCTCCACGCCGGTCACGCTCGCGGCCACCGGCGAACGGACGACGTTCGGCTCGGCCACGATCGCCGAGGCGTTCAACTTCGACGTGACGGGGATCGTGGTCGGCCAGAACACGACGTGGGACGGCGACGCGACGCTCGTGATCGTCCCGGCGCTCACGGCCGCAGGCACGCGCGAGGCGCTCGGCGCGGCGGCGATCAGCACGAGTCCGGCGATCGCGGCGGCGGGTACGCGCGAGGTCGTCGGCTCGGCGACGATCACGGCGGCGCTCGCGCTCGCGTCCTCGGCGATCCGCGAGGCGACCGGCCGGGCGACCATCTCGAACCCGATCGCGTTCTCCGTCACCGGCGCGGCCGACTACCTCGGCTCGGCCACCCTGCACGTCGGCACGGCGATCACCGTGTCGGGCTCGGTCAAGCCGCTCCTCACCGAGCGGCCGAAGTCCGAGCAGGACGCGGCGGGCGCGGCGCTTCGCGCGGGGTGGTCGGCGGTCATCTCGACGCATCCGGGCGCGCGCGGCGGTCGCGGGCGGCGATGGGGCCCGTACTTCGGGCAGGGCGCGCGGGGGGATAACTAGATGGCCGTCCGTCAGTACGACACCGAGGGGTACATGGAGCCGGAGGAGAAGGAGCGGCAGGACGCGCTCGGAGCAGAACTCCTCGCGGCGTGGCGTCCCGTGCTCACCGGCGCGAAGAAGCAGTCGCGGCAGGCGGCGCGCGTCGATCGCGGGTTCGGCCCGAAGGAACCGCCGCGCGTACCGCCGGGCTCGACGCTCTAGACGATCATTCGCCTATACGTCTAATCGTCTAACGGCGGGGGATAGACGAGGCCGAGCGCGAGCCGACGATCGCGCGGATACCGTAGGAGGAACACGGGACAATGGCAGAAGAAGGCACCGGCGGCGAGCGGACGTTCACGCAGGACGAAGTGAACGCGTTGATCGCCAACGAGAAGCGGTCGCTCACCGCGAAGTTCGAGCAGGAGAAGTCCGGGTTTGCGAAGCAGATCGAGGACACGCTCAAGGAGTCCGAGTCGCACAAGGCCGTCGCCGCGCAGTCCTCGCAGCGCGTCGAGGAGTTGCAGGCCGAACTCGACAAGACCTCCGGCTCGCTCCTCAAGATGCGGGTCGGCGTCGAGCAGGGGCTCCCGCTCCCCGTCATCGAGCGGTTGCAGGGCGACGACGAGGACGCGCTCAAGAAGGACGCCGAGACGCTCGCCGGGCTCCTCAAGGACGGCAAGGGCGGCGAGGGTCGGCTCAAGGGCGGGCCCGAGGGCGGCGCTCCCGAGGGGCCGGACGAGAACGACATGAACGCGCGCATCCGGGCCGCAGCCGGACGCGGGTAGGTCATGGCCGGGCGCACGGCGCGCTCGAAGAAGCGGGACGTACGGGAGGAGGAGCGTGACGCGCTCCTCCTCGAACTTCATGCGATCCGCGAGGCGGGCGAGTGGGACGACATGGACGCGGAGACGCGGCTCGCGTTGTTCGAGCGGTTCGTCTCCGTGCTCGTGCTCGAAGATCGGAGCCGCATGGTGCTCCACGAGTACGAGAAGCGCATCCTCCGCGACTTCTTCGGCGGCGCGCGCGAGACGCTCGTTCTCATCCCGAAGAAGAACGGCAAGACCACCCTCATCGCGGCGCTCATCATCTTCCACGTGCTCGTCGTGTACGACGCGTACTGCGTGGTCGCAGCGGCGTCAATCAAGCAGGCGGGCACTCTGTACCGGCAGGCCGTAGGGTTCATCCGGCGCTCCGGGCTCGGCGAGCGCGGCTCCGGCGAGAAGGGCAAGAACTTCGTCATCCGGCAGGGCACGCGCGAGATTCGCACCGGATACGACGAGGGGCTCATTCAAGTCCTAGCGGCCGACGCGGACACGGCCGACGGCGTGATCCCGACGCTCGCGATCGTGGACGAGTTGCACCGGCACAAGTCGGCCGACCTCTACCACGTGTTCCGCGACGGGCTCGGGCCGCGCAACGGGCAGATCATCACCATCTCGACGGCGGGCGACGATGAGGAGTCGCCGCTCGGGAAGATGCGCGAGAACGCGATCAAGCAGTACGACGAGGAGCGGCCGGTGCGCGAGGAGGCGTACAAGGTGTACCGCTCGCCGACGGGCAACTTCGTCCTCCACGAGTGGTCGTTGGAGATGAACGACGACCGCGAGGACATGGCCGTCGTCAAGCGCGCGAACCCGGCACCGTGGCACACGATCGAGGCGCTCACCGAGCGGCACGACTCGCCGAGCACGACCTCGTGGCAATGGGCCCGATTCGCGTGCAACGTGTGGTACCCCGTCGGCGACGACGCGGCGATCCGGCCGGAGGAATGGGACGCGCTCTACTTCGCCGGGCTCCAACTCGCGAAGGGCGAGGTCGCGCTCGGGCTCGACTTCGGGTGGACGAACAAGTCGGACACGACGGCGATCGTCCCGTACCAATGGCACGACGAGAACCTCCAAGTCCTCGGCGAGCCCGTGATCCTCGAACCGACCGGCGACGGCTCACTCCTTGACGACCGCGCGATCAAGGAGGCGCTCCTCGTGCTCAACGGCAAGGAGTTCAACCGGGACGAGTTCACGCGCGAACTCGTGCTCGACAACGCTCCGGCGTCGGTCGAGAAGTGGGCGGACGCGATCGAGTCGGCACCGTCCGGGCTCACGATCAAGGCGATCATCTTCGACCCGAACCAGGGCGGGCAGCAGTTGTGCCAAGTGCTCGAACGCGACTACAAGTTGCCGATGATCCGGTTCGACCAGCGCGTGACGGCGCTCGCGCGCGCGGACGGGCAATTCATGGAGGCGATCCGGCGCAAGACGATCCGGCAGGCGTGGAGCACGACCGCTCGGGCGCACGTGATGAACGCCGTGCGCGTGGACGCGGCAGGCGGGACGTTCTACTTCGGCCGCGCGAAGAACGGGCCGCGCAAGCCGACCGATGCGCTCCGCGCAGCGTCGATGGTGCACTCCGTGGTGCTAGTCTCTGACGGCAAGCCGAAGCCGGACAAGGCCGACAAGGGATCGTACGCGTTCCTCTAGGCGGGGGATAGATAGACATGGCAGACCATCTCACGACGCTACGCGAACTCGACAAGGCGCTCGGCGAGCGGCGCAAGACGACCGACTTGTTCGAGCGGTACTACGCGGGCAACCACCGGCTCGCGTACGCGACGGCGAAGTTCGAGGACGCGTTCGGCGTCCTGTTCGGCGCGTTCGCCGACAATTGGTGCTCCGTGATCGCCGACACGCCGGTCGAGCGGCTCGGGATCGAGGGCGTCAAGGTCGAGGGCGCGACCGACAACGAGCAGGCGAAGCAGGCGTGGGACGTGTGGCACGACAACGGCATGGAACTCCACGCGGCCGTCGCGATGCTCGGGGCCGTCAAGACCGGGCACTCATACGTGCTCGTGGACGCGACCGGCGACAAGCCGACGATCAACGTGTGGCCGTCGAGCATGGCGATCGTCAAGCGCGACCCGAGGACGCACAAGGCGATCGCAGGCATGACCACGTGGAAGAACCTCGACGGCACCGTCGGCGCGGAGGTCTACTTGCCGGAGGGCACGCAGCGGTACAAGACCAAGGAGAAGCAGCGCGACGACGCGACGACGACGCTCGATAAGCGCGAGTGGGTCGTGGACGGCGAGCCCGTGGACACGAACGGCGTCATCCCGCTCGTGGAGTTCACGAACCGGCCGAATGAACTCGGCATCGGCCGTTCCGACCTCGCCGACGTGCTCGCGCTCCAAGACGCGATCAACAAACTCGCGAACGACATGCTCGTCGCGTCCGAGTTCGCCGCGTTCCGGCAGCGCGTCCTCACCGGCGTCGAGATTCCGAAGAACCCCGAGACGGGCGAGCCGCTCCCGTCGCAGCAGATCGAGGCCGCGATGAGCCGCTTGTGGGCGTTCGAGCCGGTGGACGCGAAGGTGTACGACCTCGACGCGACCGACCTCTCGAACTACGTCGCCGGGATCAAGGAACTCCTCAACCATCTCGCCGCGCAGACCCGAACCCCTCCGCACTACCTCATCGGGCAGATGGTCAACGTCTCGGGCGAGGCGCTCGCCGCAGCCGAGTCCGGGCTCGTCTCGCGCGTCGAGGCGAAGCAGTCGTCGTTCGGCATCTCTTGGCGCGAGGTCTTGTCGCTCGCCGGGATCGAGGGCAAGATCGAGGTCGTGTGGAAGAACCCCGAGCGCATCTCGCTCGCGGCGGCGGCGGACGCGGCGAACAAGTTGGCGCTCCCTGCACTCGGCATCGACCGGAAGTGGATTTGGGCGAAGGTGCTCGGCATGTCGCCGCTCGAAATCGAGGAACTCTCGAAGTCGCAGGCGGCGGCGCTCACGGCGATCGACGGCACGCCACCGGCCGACACGACGCCACCGGCGGACACGCCACCGGCTCCTCCCGAGCCGACCCCGAAGCCGTAGCGCGTGTGGCGACGGATCAACCTCGGGCTCGTGTTCGCGATGCTCGCGTTGTGGGCGCTCGCGACGTTCACCGGGCTCATCGGTAACACGGCGTTCATCGGGCACGTCTCGATGCTCGCGCTCGTGCTCGCGGCGCTCTCCGCGTGGCGTTCCGATGCCCCTTGACACGGGCTCGGATCGCGTCTATAGTGTGGGAGCAACACGGTACGGCGGAAACACGAAGCGCCCACTGCCACCCGGCCACCGCGAGGGGCCGCGCCACCAGGCGGAAGGCTACGGCCGCGCGGAGCACACCAAGCAAGGCTCATACGAGCGCGCCTGCACCTGCAGGTACCGTTACGTGCGACCCGCTGACCCTGACCCTGACGGCTAACGACCACGACCGCGCACTGCGCGGCGATCCCTGAATGAAGGCCAGGCGAGGGCACGCACACGGCGAGTGACCAGGTAAAGCGCAGCAGCAGCCCGGCCCGAGGTAACGCGGAGTGGCCACGAAGCGGGAAGTACGGCGGGGCAGCAACTGCGTGCAGCGCGCGCTGGTACGAGCCTTGCTTGGCAGGAGAGCGGGTATGCGAGCGCCGGGCAGAAACGCGCGGTCAAGGCCATGACCCGGGCTCCGCGCTCGCCGCGTGGCGCTCCGACGTGCCGACCGAATAGACCCTTGACACCGGCGCGGATCGCGTCTAGTCTTAGGGCATGACCACGATGACCACAACGAAGGAGCAGACCATGACACGTTGGACACACACCTGGAGCGACCGCGACGGCAAGCGCCACACCGAAACCACCGAGGGTGCCACCGGCCGCGACGCCAAGCGGGCGCTCTATGCCAAGATCGGCGTCAAGCGCCTGATTGGCGTCAACACGCAACCGGCGAACGACCAGGACGAGTCCGAGTGAACGCCCGCGACCGTCAACGCCTGGCCCGCGCCGCCCCGGGTTCCCCATCCTCTCGGATACGACGGAGAACGAACCGAGTACGCGCTTCGCGCGCGAGCCGAGTCGGTCGAGGGTATTGACGAGAACGACGAAGCCGCACGTTGGATCGCTCGCGAGTTGAAAAGGCGCGAATCGAAGGAGCAGTACGCTCGGAATCCCGAGAAGCACCGGAGACGACTTCTTGAGAGGTACGCCGAGCGGCCGGGCTACTTCGGCGCGCACGCGTGGCTCCAAATGAACTACCCGAAGCGGGGCAAGTGCGATCGGTGCGGCGTGGAGGGCGAGAGGACTGAGTACGCGTTCCTCGGAAAGCCGGGAGGATACGCGCGCGATCGCTCTCAATACCGAGAGTTGTGTTGCGGGTGTCACCGACGGATGGACGCGTGGCTTAGGCGGCTCGCGAAGTTCCCCGTCCCGGCATAGAAGTTTCGCGTTCCGTTGAGGGGGGGATAGTCGGAATGGCAGACACCTTCGCAGGAGTGCAGGGGATCGAGCGGGGCGACGTAGCCTCTCTCGTGCCGGAGCAGGTTTCGAGCGCGATGCTCGAATCGCTCTCGACCTCCTCGGCCATCCTCGCGCTCGCCACCCGCATCCCGATCAGCCGTCGGCAGGTTCGGTTCCCGATCCTCGCCGCGCTCCCGGCCGCGTACTTCGTGGACGGCGACCTCGGGCTCAAGCAGACCACGAAGGTCGAGTGGGACAACAAGTACATGAACGTCGAGGAGTTGGCCGTCATCGTGCCGATTCCCGAGGCGGTTCTGGACGACTCCGGGTTCGACATGTTCGGCGCGATCCGTCCGCTCCTCGAAGGTGCGATCGCCCGCAAGTTCGACGCGGCCGTCGTGTTCGGCGAGGACAAGCCGGGCTCGTGGGATGACGACCTCGTTTCGATCGCGGAGGGCGCGGGCAACACGGTCGTCCTCGGAACCGCAACTCCGGCCGAGGGCGGGATCGCCGAGGACTTCAACCAACTGTTCGGGCTCATCGAGGACGGCGGCTACGACGTGAACGGCGTGATCGCGGCTCCTCGGCTCAAGACCCGCATCCGCTCGGCACGCGACACGACCGGGCAGGCTCTCGCCGACCTCTCCACCGGCACCATCCTCGGCGCTCGGCTCAACACGGCCGCGATGCCGGGCATGTGGGCAGGCCGCAACGTCCAGGCGATCGCGGGCGACTTCTCCAAGGTGGTCGTCGGCGTCCGGCAGGACATTACCTACAAGGTGCTCGATCAGGCCGTGCTCACCGACGAGAACGGCGTCGTGATCCTGAACCTCGCGCAGCAGGACGCCGTGGCACTCCGCGTCGTGTTCCGGGTCGGCTACGCGGTCGCGAACCCGATCAACTACGTCAACGCTGACACGGCCGACCCGCATGGCGTCCCGACGAGCGCAGCGTTCGGCGTCGCACTCGACCACTAGACCTAGCCTCTCGAACCGGCTCGACTTCCGCTCGGTGCACACGCACCGGGCGTTTGTCGTTCTAGGGCTAGAATGAGCCCGTGAACGCGAAGCAGATCAGGGCCGCGTTCCGCAACTACCACGCGTTCCGAGAAGCGGCCCGGCGCGAGAACGTCTACACGCTCGACCTCCCGACCGGCGACGTGCTCTCGCTCCTCGACATGGAGCAGATCATCTCACCGGCGGGCCCGCTCCCCGAGCGCACGCGCGAGGCGTTCATCCTCGCCGTCGTGGAGGACATGCCACCCGAGGCGGTGGCGTCGGACATGGGCATCTCGAAGGGCACCGTGGCTCAACTCGTGAACAAGGCGCTCCTCAAGAT